ATGAGCTGCTTGGCTACAGACGGGGTCCATCGGTAGACGCCGATATGCGCGAGCAGGAGTTTATCCCCGCCCGCGCTCTCGTATTCGTCTAGCTCACACCAGTAGTCGCTCGTGCGCCGCACATTGTGCCGCTTCACGAACCTCATGTGAGCCCGTTGGTGTTCATCCGGTCTTCCATCATCTTCATGACCTGCACGATTTTGCCGATGGAGTTCTGGATGTTCGATAGTTCGTTGGTGATGAACCGATCAATACCGGCGTCGAGCTGAGGAAAGCTCTTCGGCGTGTACGTGAGAAGGTTCTTGGTGTCGGTGCGTACCGTCATCCGCGCTTCGAGCCTCCCTTGAGGTCAAGGTCGAACCCGGAGATGGACAATTCCTTGTAGTCATCATGTTTGATGCGCAGGGAAAGCCAGCGGCCGGCGACGTTGAAGTCGAGTTTGTTGTTCGCGGAGCCATCGTAGGCCTGATAGCCGACAGGGAACGTCGCAGGGACGTTGTAGCTGTCAGATGCACCAACATCGATCATGAGCGGAGCCGCTCCCGAGCCCAGACGGGCCTGCGGGTAGATCGATGACATGCACTTGTAGTTCTTCAGGTCGGTGTTCAGCTCGTCGAGGTCGATTCCGTCACGTTCCAGGTAGCGCGGCTTGGTAGCTGCGGTATCCACCGGGAATGCCACGGTCGAGCCCTGGCCGAAGTTGTCGAACGCATAGAGCCTTCTTTCGAGGCCGTAGGTCGCATTCGCTTCACCGACGTAGATGGTCGAACGCTTGTAGCCGTCTTCCTGGTCCTGATACGAACCACCGATGGTGTCGTAGGTGCCAGAGATGGACGTGTAGGTGACTGGGTTGCTCAGGTTGCCCTGGGTGGCCGAGAAGACGAGCGGAAGGTCGTCATAGGTCCAGGTGTCGTCGATGTAATTCCAGACAGCCTGCCTGTTGCAGCCAGTCCCGTTGAATTGGATCAGCTGATCACCGGAGACATACGCGAACGTAATCTCCTTGAGCTTCGGGTTGTGACTGACGAAGCAGCGGTTGGCCTTGGAGAGGTTGATCGAACCAAAGACGTAGTCTCGGGTCTTCTGATCGCAGATGGACTTCGACGTGTTCGCGTCATGCTTCCAGATGTCGTCAGGGCCGAACACGATGTTCATGCCGTCGAGTTCAACGGAGCAGTTGGCGTTCAGCGAGCCCTTCTGGAACGGCAAGGGGTCCCAGGTGTAAACGCTGGTCTGGCCGTTGGGGTACATGTGGTACGCCTGCTTGAAGCCGTAGATGATCAGGTCGTTGCCGAGTTGGCATGCGTCCGTGATCGGGCCTTGCAGGTCAGCGAGAGTGTTCTCGACTGCGAGCGTGTTGGGAACGGTGATGTCCCAGCTGACCGGGATAGTGCCGGCCTGCGGGATGCTCGACGTCTTGACCATCGTAGGAGAGTTGGTCGCGCCCTTCGTTACGTTGAGCGCTACGAGAGCGCCCGAGCACGTACGGAGGATACCGCAGGTCCATGCGTTGGACCAATCGTTGATCGTGGGTGATGCAACGCCGAGGTTTTGAAACTGACTGTCCGAGGTCCGCGCATACCAGGGCGCACGGTCACTACGGTTTACGTAGGTGACTGAGGCCAGCGTGGTGGAGGACCATGTGGCTTCAACGGTCGACGGCGTGTAGCCGCTGACGCTGAAGGTGCTCTCTGTGACGCCAGTGATCCGGGATACTGTCCCGTTCTTGTAGCCGACAAAGAGGAAGTCCAAACCGGACACAGGGTTGGACGAGAAGGTGAAGCGTGGGTCTGCAGTACCAAGCGTGAGGACGTTACGAAACACAGGAGCACCTGTGATCTTCCCGTTCCTGAACCGAACATTGACACCAGCCGAGAAGGCCTCTGGGGGAAGGTCGTAAGCATCAACGTCGTTGACGACACCATACTTCGCCAGATTGCGAAGATGCTCGATAGCCATGAGGCTCCTAAGGGAGAACCTAAGGAACACCCAGGATCACTGAGGTCACTTAGGTTGATTGAATTATTGCAATAATGGTTATTCGACCAAAGAGAGCTGAGGGAAGCCTGAGGAAACATTAGGTTCCTAAGGCCCCCTTACCCCCATCAAAGGTCAGGCGAGGCGAACGATGAAGTTCACAGTCCGTCGAGGACCGACGTTGTTGTGAGCAGCACCACCGCCAGCGCTGGCAGTCGTATCGAGGCCGTTGGCGCTGTTGACGCGGACACCGGTCACTGCAGCGTTGATCGTACCGGCCGAATAAGCGTTGATCTGGAACTGACCACCACCCGTCGAGGACGCAGCAAGCGCAGCCAAGTTGTGGCTGTGAGTGTGGCCAGGATCGTAGATGCCAGCGCCGTGGAAATGCGCTGGGATTTGCGTGGTCGTCAGCGTCTCGACCTCGGTGCCAAAGAATGCGCCAAGAGCGTTCTTGAGCGCGTTCGAAATGGTCGAGAGAATGCTGTTGCCAGCGGCACCGCCCATCGTGTTCTTGCCGACAGGAACGACGCTCTGCATGTCGATGACATTGAACGTGGTCGAGCCGTCGCCAGCACCGTGCGTGGTGCCCAGGCGGGCGAACGCAGTGGAGTAGGTCGAGCGCGAGACAGCCTGTCCGTTAGCCCAACACCAAACGCCTTCCGTGGTCGGAGGCAGGGTGTCGGAGAGCCACATGATCATGCCACCGATGGGCGTGATACCTGGAGCAGTGATGGCACCGGACGTGATGGTGCTGTCGGCTTGGATGGCACCGAAAACTTTGAGGAAGTTGACGCCACCGGTACGCTGCATCGTGAGAGCAGTGACGCCCCCTAGCCAGACGTCGATGTCGCCAGCGAGGCTGTTCTTGAAGCCGTCGCCTGAGGTCTTGAAGAACACGCCAGCGTCAGCAAACTTACCTACGCCCGTCGTTACGACAGCGTCGACAGCAGTGTTGACCTGGGTGTGAGTTGCGGTGATCGCGCCCGAGATGTTCGGGAAGTCGTTCTTCAGAACGGCCTTGATCATTCGCATGTGGTCGTCAGCATTGTTCATGCCGTCAGATGCGGCCGGGTTGGACGTGACGAGGTCCGAGATGTGGGTCGCACTCTCTAAGGGCATTAGGTTCCAATGTGTATGGAAATTTAGTCGGAGGGAGAGACATCAGACGGCCTCTCGTGTAGAGGTGCGCCCAATAAGTCCGTAAGTCCTTGATATCGTTACAAATGACCTGAAAATGGCGTACAAAAGGTACTCCAATGCCACGCGAGGCTCGAGATTTAGGTCCGAAATGGGACCAAATGGAACCATCGGCCGAAATGGGACCCGTGGAACCCAATGGAACCGATGGGACCCAGGTCTACATCTGGTGTTCGCGCAGTGCAGTCGTCAGCCGAGCAGCCGCAGCAGCTTTACTCCGAAGGAACTTGAAATCGCTCGGAGACGGCGATCAAAAAGGGTCCCATGGCGTCAAAGGGGACCCGTTTCCCCGTGTGTATCCCCGTCGACCTGCTAACTCATTGGCATCATTGGGCGTGCACCGGATTAGATAACCGGCGCAAGGCGTATCGGCATGACAGCCAAGGGTTGCCCGGTGCAGCCAAGGGAGACCACGGGTCGCCACGGGGATCATGCCGGACGATTAATGTACCAAGCCGCATAAAATGTCAGAGCGGGCGGGGCGATCCTCCCTTATATAGGCAATCGGCCTTAGGCCTTGCAGCGCGCTTGCCTGACGCGTTTGCGCGACCCTAGCGCTAGGGTGGGAAGGGTCGACCCCAACGGCCTCCTATGGGCCTCCTATGAGCCCTGCGTTCACCGCATACCAGCCATGATGAAACAAAGGCTTCTCAGGCTTCGTTGGGCATGCCTATGATAGCCACACATTCACAAGAGACCACACGGAAACACGGGGATACCAATGGCCAACCAAGCTTTCGACGTTATCGTGCGACGCCTTGCCACCGGTTGCGACTTTCGCATTCGTTTGTTTGCCAAGGATTGGGAGACTGCAGCCAATCGGGCCGTTGACCGTGCGCGGTTCGGGTTCGGCATTCGCGTGCAAGCCTATCGCGACCTGCAAGCCAAAGGCATCGCAGTGTTTCGCGTGGTCTCTTGCGAAGTCTCCGACGACCAATCGCGCCC